GCGAACTTGCCCGACAACGAGTACAACGAATGGCTTGGCTCGCTAGACCCGTCAGTGCGACACACAATCGCATCTCAGCTTAAGAGCCGACAGGAGCGCAACGACACTCTGGACAAGAGACGCCTCCCTTCTGAGATGGTGACTGACCTGCGCTCTATGCTGGGACAAAACGTAGACCGAGGCTACCAGATGGAAATTGCATCTAGGTACGATCTGCTCACCGTGGATACTGAATTGCTGCCAAATCAACTTAGAGGCCAAGGGATGGAGCCGCAAGAGGCCAGCGAGATTTCCGGCCTAGTGCACGGTTTGCGTGCCCAAGCAGAGCAATTGGCCGCGCAATGGCCTGATTATCAAAGGGCGATTCTTGAAGAGTTTGATATGGAACTCTCTGAAGAAGGGGGCGTACTTGCCCCTGGCGTAAAGGGGCGAACTTTCCAGATGGAAACGGGGTCACAAGCACTGGCAAACGATCCGAGCTTCGAGATGCCAGGAACGGGCAAGATGGGGACGGCTAAGGAATACTGGCAAGCGATGGCCCGTATGGGCAAAGAACGTGAGGCTATGGCGGAAATCCAAGAACGCTTGCCGGAGCTTATGCAGGAAGCGGGAGCCATAGGTACTTTGCGCCGTCGCTTGGACGTTGATGCCGCTTCCCAGATCAAAGCGGCGGAAGATATTGTCAAGGCACGCAAAAATGTTAGCGGCCCTAGAGACATTCCGTCTCAGATCATGCCCAGCACCTTTGTGTATTTTGGTCTTGCGGATACGCGAAGGGAAAGAATTCAAGGTCTAGCTAAAGGCGATGCCACTGCCGAAAGCCTTGGCGTTTCTGAATCAGACTTCAAAGACGGGCAAGAGTCAATGAAGACTATTGTTTATAATTCCGTCGTCAATCAGGCGCTACGCAGGTCAATGTTTGGCAAAGACCTAGCCATTGATAAGTCTGTGATTGAGAATATTATGGACGATCTGAACGTAAAGAAAGGCCGTCCAGTGCTATCCAACAGTTTGCGTAGTGGAGTTACTTTTGATCAGATCATCAGCGACACAGAGAATTTTCCGGGGCTAGTCAAGGACGGCGATAAATACGTCTTTAGACCAACTGCGCTGGGGCCTGTTGCTTTGCGGTACACAGGAGATCCGCTACCGCAAGATGTGTTTGAGGAAACCTTTGTGTCGCCTCAACTCCGTGGCACTGGTTTGCCTCTTAGCAATCTAAGGGCCAATGTGCAGGCTTCACTTGACCGTATGCTTGACCCGGCAGGAAGTAATTTCTTGACAGCGTCTGGCGAAAAAACATCTAAGAAAATGAACATCACTAAATTTCTAGTCCAGGCAGATTCCCCTTCGGGTAGCCCTGTGATCAAGCACGTCCGTGAGTTGACCGATATGTATCTAGTAAGCATCACCAATGGTGAGTTTGACTTGAGCAAGGCCGAAGGTGATGATCGAGGTGAGCTTCTAGCCAGCCAAGCTTTTGAGATGGCAATTAGCACAGCTAAAGATCAGGTTACCTCAACCAAACGACCTTCTATTCCGCGAGGTGTGGGCTATTGAGCGAAAGATCTTTCTACGATGAAGTGGCATATGGTAGTGGAAGCCTTTATGGTCAAAACTACTATGGGCAGACTTTTGCCGACCAAGGGGAAGGCGAAGCCACCCGCCCGGTCTCTTCAGACCTATTCATTGGTGGCCTGAACGGGGTCGAAGAGGCCGTCAAGTCCGTCTTCGGTATGCCCGCCGGGCTGTTCACTGGCAGGGACTCGCTTCCTTTCGACATCATTGGAGCGCCCGAAACGATGCCAGGGCAGCTTGTACAGGGGGCAGTCCAGGGGCTCACGGGCTATGCGCTGATTACAGGCATGATTGCTGGCGGGCTTGCTCTTGGCACCATGCTGACAGCAGCCCTACCCACAGGCGCTGCCTTGCTTACCCTGGGCGGGGCGGCTGCTGGGTTTGGCAATGCAGTCCGCGCAGGGGCAGCGACTCGCGCCACGATTGGCGGGCTTACAAAGCTGATGCGGACCTTCCGCAGCCAGGGCGGGACCTCCAGAAAGAACAAGCTGCTGTACAACACCATGATGGGCGGCATTACAGACTTCTCGGCATTCAAGGCCGACGAGTCCCGCTTCATGGAGATCATCCACAACAACACCTCGATGTTCGAGGGGTTCACGTCTTGGGTGGTGGGTGACGAAGAGGACTCTGTGTTTGAGGGTCGCCTGAAGAACATGGTCGATGGTCTGTTCATCGGCCTGCCCATCGACACGGCGCTGGTCTTCCGCAAGATGAAGCACACTGCCGATGTCATTAAAGACACACAGTCTGTTGGAAGTGAAGGGGCGCAAATAGTTGCTCAGGCAGTGAAGCGCGTCCTGAACGACGAGGAAGAGTCTGTCGTTAACCAGCAGCTTCGGTGGGCGAACCGAACGCCTGCCGAACAAAGCCACTTCGAGGCGTACAGCAGCCTTGAGGATGCGCTTGGACCGGAAGAGTTTGCCAACTTCCGGGGCCGGGTTGACGAGTACATCCTCGGACTTACGGAAGACGACCCTTTCCAGTCTGTCCGCCTTCAGGGTAATGAAGCTGCGCGTGAAGAGCTACGCCAGATGAAGCAATACACTGAGGCCGAGATCAAGCAGGACGCTGACTATCTCCGTGCAGACCAGCGCCGCAAGTTTGGACCGGAAGAGGAGCTTTTCGCTGGTGGTCTTACGCTAAACCAAGCTGGAGCAATCAACTGGACGGGTAGGAACGGTACGCGCCAGACTTTTGCCCCGGACAGTGCAGCACCTATTCTGCTCTATAACTTCCATGAGTCGCTGTATCCTGGCCTTGCCAATATGCGTGCGGTTGACGCAGGCAAGAAGGGCTTCCAGGGCACTCCTGGCATGACGCAGACCTTTGGAGAAAAGGTCGCCGCAGAGCGGGCAGCGCGTGTGGGCAAGATGACCGAGCGGCAGAAGGCTAAGGCAGAAGAAGCTGCCAAAGGCAACGCCGGGGCTTCTCGCCCGAAGCAGGAGGCAGACGAAGAGGTATTGCCGCCTACTGCCGACGAGATCGAGGCCAAGGGCCTTGGTGTGTCTGTCGAAGAGTTGGAAGAGCTTAAGGCGATGCCTGACTACGACGAGATTGTGCTTGCCATGCACCTCGACGACATGGGCCACTCGGTCGTGGAAGGTCGTCAGATCATTGACCGTCTCAGACAGAACGCGCGAGATCTTTCCAAGATGCGGGCGACATATTCGTTTGGAGCGGGATACATCAACAAGCAGAGCGAGTCTTTGATGTCAGCCCATGCCAAGCTCAAGACGCTTGACCCTGAAAGTGAGGACTACTACGCGACCTGGGATATCCTTGGCGAGGTGCTGTCTTCTATTTGGGAAATGGGCGAGGCCGTTCGGGGCGTGGGTCAAGGCTGGGGCAATCTAGGTCTTGCGATGCAGAAGCGTGGGGCAAACCCCGCGACCACGGCAGACCCTGCCATGTCCGCAATGAACTACGCGGGCAAGCGGCGATCCGAGAAGATGGCCGAACTGCGTAAGCATATTGCCCAGGCCAAGACGGACCCCGAGTCCCGCAAGGTTCTACAAAACCTAGACCAAGAACTTGAGCGTGCAAAAAAGCACGGTCTTCCGACGCACCGCTTTGTCGAGTTGGTGATTGACGAGATGGAGAACCAGCCGTTTGGCATCAAAAACGTGACTAGCTGGTTCGTCTCTAACATCATTTCAGGGACAGAGACGTTCATGACAGCCATGATGTCTCCAGCCATTCTCGCCCCGCTGCGATATGTGCAGGATTCGTTCAGTACAATTGCGCGGGCCACGGACCCTGTTCGGCAGCTTAGAACAGAAGAGATGGTTGAAGAGGTTTTGCGTGGTGTCGAGAAGGAAACTCGACGGATGCAACTTACCTATAGAAACGCCATCAGTCTAGCAAGGGGAGCGTTTGCCAGCATCGGCATGGACAAGAGCGACCCCGAATATAAGGGGCTCGACCGCATTGCTCACAGCCTAGGACTAAGCGCACGCTTCGGCATGCAGACAGACTGGGAGCGGTTCATCAGCCGACGTGTGGGCGACAGTACCATGGCTTCTGCACTCATGGGGCTGGAAGCTGCAATCCGGCCCGGCATCAAACTGCCGCAGATGGCTGACATGCTTTGGCAGAACTCGGTGTGGAAGTCCACAGTTCAGACTGAGTTTTACTTCAAGTACCGTGATCAGGGTCTGGACCACGCAGTTGCAGCTGAAAAGGCTACACAACTAGCGCACCAGCAGATGTCGGGACTGAACATGCTGTCGGACCACTTCTCTGGACAGGCCGTGATCGACCGTGCTACGCGCACCGACGAGGGCCGCAAGAACGTCATCCAGTCAGTGCGGCAGGAAGCCGAGCGGACCCGCCAGAACCGCGAGTTCCTGACTGAAACCTATGCCAAAGGCATCCGCAACGCCCAGAACATCACGCTGAACCGACAGATGTCGGAACTGGAGCGCGAGACCGCTGCGGAGTTGCCGTCAAAGTTCGCGGGCCTCATCACAGGCGCTGCTGATCTTGTCAATAAGCACCCTGCCCTGCGGTTCTTCGCCCCGTTCACCACTGTGCCCACCAACTCCGTGGCTCTCGGAGGCGATGTTGGCGTGGGTGGTACGCTGGACAGCGTCACCGAGTCAGTCGGGCGAAGCTGGAGACGGTTGAGCGGTGCTATCAACCTTCCCGGCTCCCCAACAAACCTCAAAGTGCGGCGAGCGTTGTCGGAGTCCCTTGGGGAAGACACCTTTGTCGAGGGTAGGCTGGGCCGCATTCTCGACGAGGAGTCGGGCAAGCTGGATTACCAACGCCAGCTAGAGCGCCTGTACCCGAAGTTCGAGGATATGGATGCGGCTGGACGGCAGGCGGCGCTGAAGGATGTTGAGGCCCGAGTAGCCAAGCAGAAGGGTAACGTGTGGCTTGCTTCGCTGACTACCGCGTCGGTGTTGGCCCTGATCTCCGACACCATCCTCGATCCGTCCGACCTGCCTCGGATTACAGGTGGTGGCCCTGCCGATAACAAGATGCGAGGCACGCTGTCTGTGCGTGGTTGGCAGAACTACTCGATCCGCATTGGCGATAAGTATTACAGCTACCTGCGGGCAGAGCCGTTCTCTCAGTGGCTAGGCATGGCAGCGGATCTGGCTCAGGTGTCATCTTACTATCAGATGTCTAACACTGATCCGGGCATCGACCATGACATCGAGACTGCGGCCACTGTGCTTCAGGCGATGTTCACCCGGCAGATCACCGACCGCTCGTTCCTGCAAGGCATGCGCGACTTCTTCGACATCATGGGTGGAGACTCTAAAGCTACGAGCAACTGGCTGTTCAAGGTGGCCCGTGGTGTGGCAGTCCCGGCCCACATTCGTCAGGTTGCTACGGCACAATCGCCGGAGTATCGCGAGGCACAGTCGCTGCTGGAAGAATTGCAGACCTCGATCCCCGGCAGTTGGGGCCGCGAATCTGTTTCGGACAGGCGGCGCAACTTGCTGGGCGAGCCCACGAAGAAGGATTACATTGCTGAAAACCCTTGGGTTGATGCCTTGCTCCCGACTCGCGTCACCGACATTAAGGATGACGTAGTTGCCAAGGCCATCTCGGCTGTCCCCTATACATGGCGCAGCGCCCCTAGGTACTACGACAACGTGTTCCTGCTCGACCGTAACCTCCGCATGGAGGGAGGGAATACCCTATACGACGAATGGCAAGAGCGATTCAGCACCATGAGCATTCGTGGCAAAACGCTGCGGCAGGCTCTCCGCGTGCTGGTGCAGGATGAGGAGTACCTGAAGTATGACCCGATGCCCCTGGGTCGGGAGAAGAGCTATCGGGCTCGCTTGATCCAGAACGTCATCTCTAAATATCGCAAAGCCGCGATGAACTCGATCAGGAAGGAGCACAGCTACATTGACAATGCTTTCCGCAATGCAAGGAAAGCTCAGATGTACCAACGCTCGCCTGAAAGTCCGACCCTCTTTGATTGATATGGATAACGAACAACTCGAACAGCTGATGTATCAGCAGATCCTTTCGATTCTCCGCAAAGAGGACATCACCGCAGCTGAGGCAGAAGTCTGCCGCAAGTACCTTAACGATGCCGCCAGCCGGAAAGGTGTTCTCGGAGGATTCAGTTCCCCTGACAATGCCAAAACCACTAACTGGGACGGCATTGCTTTCGATGACGTTCGGCTAACGGTAGATGATGGATAAAAATGAGATCATCCACATCGCGGAGGGCCTGATCTCCTCAGGCATCCTTACACTTCTCATACGGTGGATGCTCCGCAGGAAGCGTAAGGGCTACACCCACATCATCACCGTTCAAAGCGACGACGGGACGATCATAGAATACGCCACAGATGAGACTGGTGCGTATGACGCTGACCGGGCACTTGAGATCATCGACAAACTGCGTGAGCTTGAGGAGTCCGACGAGGACATAGCCCACATCCAGTACCAGATGATCCGCGATGAACGAATTGATGGCGACCCTGGCGGTGCTTAGGCACCACTTCCCCCTCGACAACGTCGCTCTGCAAGTAACCGATATCGGTGAAAGCGTACAGGGAGAATACGACTATGAGGAAAACAGCGAGCAGCATGTCATACGAATTTCTAATCGCATCCCGCCAGCGGCCCGTGATGAAGTTCTTTGTCATGAGTATGCCCACGCATTGTGCAGCAACTACAACGGGCCTAATCCCGATGCAGTCTGGGGTATCGCGTACTCCGGCCTCTTCACTCTAATCTTTGGGGACCACTGATGGAACAGCTAATCAACCATCTTCCTGAGGGGCACCCCTACCGACGCTTCTCCAACTTTGCTCGCGTGGTGTGGAAGCACCTGCAACTGCCCCAACCGACCGACATCCAGCGTGAGTTCTGCGACTACCTACAGTTCGGTCCAGACCAGTCACAGATCCAGGCGTTTCGAGGGGCCGGGAAGACCTACATCACAGCGGCATACGTCTGCTGGCGTCTGTACCTGAACCCTGAGGAGATCGTGCTGATCATCAGTGCAGCTAAGGACACGGCGGACCAGATCTGCCGCTTCATCCGCCGCCTGATCTCGGAGATTCCCGAGCTACACCACCTTGAGCCAGACGTGTCCCGAGGCGATCAGGACTCATCCGTGTCGTTCCAAGTGGGCTGCGCGACTGTCAAGAAGTCTCCGACCGTCACGTCCAAGGGCATCACCTCCCAGCTTACGGGTAGCCGCAGTTCCCTGATCATTCTGGACGACTGCGAGGTCCCCAACAACAGCGCCAGCCCCGCCATGCGGGAGAATCTCGTCGAGCGGCTGGAGGAGATGTCGGCTATTCTGTTGCCGCCCTCCGAGCAACTGAAGATCTACCCCCAGATCAAGGTGCTAGGGACTCCGCAGTCCACTCACACCATCTACCAGATCCTTGAGCAGCGCGGCTTCGAGACTCGGATCTGGCCGATCATGAAGCCTACTGAGGAGATGGAGGGGCGCTATGGCTTCAACCCCTCAGGCACCGCCCGCCTAGCTGATTCAGTCCGTAAGGCCGACGTGACGCCCGGCACCCCGCTGGAGCCCACACGCTTCACAGGCGAGAACATTGCCGAGCGTCAGCTGAAGTACAGTAAGGCATCGTTCGACCGCCAGTTCATGCTGTCTACGGACCTGAGCGATGACGCCCGGTTCCCGCTCAAGCTCCGTGATGCCATGTTCACCGAGTTCCCGAAGCACAAGGCGCGGGAGATCTACGTCCATGGCAACCGCAACGAGCACAGAATCCACCGAGATCACCCTGGTCTGCCGGGCGATGGCTTCTTCCGGCCTGCCATGGAGGATGGCCTGCTGGTCCCCTTCGACACTACCATCCTGGCAGTGGACCCCAGCGGTCGTGGCAAGGACGAGACGGGCATCTGTGTCGCCAGCACCCTCAGTGGCTACATCTTCGTCCACTCTGTGCGAGGGCTTCAGGGCGGCTACAGCGAGCCTGCCCTCCTGTCCATCGCCCGAGAGGCCGCGAAGTACAGTGTGGACACCGTCCTAGTCGAGAGCAACTTCGGTGATGGTGCCGTCACGGAGCTTCTGAAGCCCATCCTGCGCCGCAACCACGGGTGCTCGCTGGAGGAGGTGCGGAATTCCACGATGAAGGAGGCCCGCATGCTGGAGGCCCTGTCCCCGCCCAACGAGAACCACAAGCTGATCTTCCACACCCGGGTGATTGATCAGGACCAGCAGGTCAGCGAGGCCGACGCCGCCGAGAAGAAGCGGTTCCGCCAGCTGTTCTGGCAGTTTACACACCTCGAACACCTGAAGGGCTGTCTGGTCCACGATGACCGGATTGATGCCCTGAGCATGGCGGTCGAGTACCTGACCGAAGCCCTCAACCGGGACGCACACATGGCAAAAAAGCAGCGTGAAGACGAAGAGCTAGAGATGTTCTTGAGAGAGTGGGACAGCAAGGCGTTGAAAGGCGACGACTCCGTGTTCTGGGAAACTGAAATCGGTTCCAAGTCCGGGCTCATGGGCTGACCTCGGCAGGGGGTGATGATCTAAAGAAGCCCCGGCGCTCTAGCAACGTCGGGGCTTCTACTACATCAATGCCCATGAAGCGATAGCCAACGCATCCGCAAGGCCAGAGTGCGGTGTTCTGCACCTTGGGGGGATTAGTGATACGTTAGGGTAGCGCTCCATGCACCACTTGACAGTCTCTTTCTTTTCTTTCTTAAAACCCATCTCCTTCTTCCACTTCTGGGGAGTCACAAGGTCGTATGGGATACTGAGTGCCTGAAGGCACGCCAGCACGCCCGTGTAAGCTCCACCAAAGGTGAACATCGAGGACACGCCCTGGCCCGGCATGGCCGAGACACGCTCAACCACAGCCCGGTCTGGGCGATACATCTCCACTATGGACGCGAACGTGTGGAAGTCAACCTTGTGTCCATGGATTTTCTTCTCCTCGTCCGTCCTATACGTTGGCATTACATAGAGACCAGCGGCCTTACCCCCATCAAGGAAGGCAAGGCCACCGGAAATGCCAGGATCGACGCCGAGCACAATCACTGCGGATTAAGGGTAAACCCTTCGGGGTGCTCAAACGGCCCTGTAGTCGCCTGTACTGCACGCTGGACCGGGGGAGGCTTCGGGGTCCCAGCAGCCTCTAGAAGGCACTGAGCAAGCTCACGGGCCGTCTCAAGGCTAATGTGCTGGTTGGGTGCCTTAGCCACCTTGATGGAGATCTGATCTTCAGCCTCACGGGCCACCTTCATGGTGAATCCGCCATCATCCCTCAACGTGAAGTGCTTCTGGATCATTTCTTCTTCTTCTTCATCTTGGCTTTGACGGCTGCGGGCATCTTTGCCGCACCCTTCTTGCCAACCATGGGCTTCTTGGAAGCCTTCTTCTTACCGTACATAGAATCTCCTAGAGAGTAGAAACCGAGCAAAACACTACCATTTTGTGCGATTAGCCCAGTACGCCGCAGACATCTTGCCTTTGGCGATGTTCTTGGCATGTCGCGCCTTGAATGCTTTGTTTCGCTTTGATCCGTCCGGTGATCCCTTTACGCCTTTCTGGCCGAAGCGGATAAGCTTGACCGTACTGCCTTCTTTTGCAAGAACCGCGTGGCTCTTCTTAGGATGGTTAGGAGTGGCCTTCGGCTTGTTGTAGCCCGAGAACTTCTCCCCTCGATACTCGACCATTACAGCCTCCGTAGTGAGACAATCTCGCAGGTATCAACGTCGATAACCGCTTCTTGCCCAGTGGTGTTGATGTCAAAGAACACAGACTCCTGCTTCGAGGAGCCGTCGATTGAGGGCCGCATGATCTGTAGCTCAACGCCCACGCCCACGCAGTTCTGGATCACCACCTGACCCGACGTAGCCCCATTGAACTGCCCGTACTTGTCCCGGTCGATGCGGATGTAGGCTTGCCTATGATCCCTGCCGATGAAGACGGAGTCCTTGAGCACCACCTTACCCACAGACCGCAGGTCCACGATAGGTCTGTCCCCGTCCGTGTAGTCGAACAGGCAGTTGTTGATCGTCACAGAGTCCATCATAGGACCCAGACGCCCGTCTAGAGGCTCATTGCCCTGGCTAGGGGTCACGACGATAGCGCCAGTGCTGCGCCGCCCATCGTATCGCTCCTCTTCCCAGTCGCATACAAAGACGCTATCTGCAACTAGCAGCGTCCCGGGCATCTCAGATGTGCCTGGATTGAAGTAGGTGAGGTTGAACGAGGGCCTCGTACCCTTGTAGGCGTTGTCCACAAAGTGGCAACCCACCACGCCATGGCGAGGCGGGTGAGCATACGGCATGTTGTCTGCATCATACTGCTGGTATGCCAAGGGCCTGTGTGCCCACTGAGCCCCCTGGCTCCCGCACCGCAGGAATGTGCAGTCCTTCAAGAACGTGGAACTGCTGTTGGAGACGTACAGGCCGTGCTCCTGCGAGATGTCCGTGAAGTCACAGTCCACGAACTGGCGGTACGGGGCGTTGTACTCCCGCGTGCCCCACTTCAGCGCCCAATGCTCCCCAGTGACCGCGATGTTGTCCCACTTGTAGAACCCCTCACGTCGGACTAGCTGCTTCCTGTGGAGGTTGCTAGACCACTGGTTATTCTCCCCCGGGAAGCTGCTGAGATCCCGCCATGTGGTGTTGGGGCCGTAGCTCGTAATGTCGCCCAGCGCCCCCGTGTCGTCTCGGTCCCGCCGTGAGCCCCGCAGAGGCCGCATAAGCCCCTTGTTCTGTGCTGCGGTGCTGCGGCGGTGGTCGAAAGCGTTGAACGTCATAGAATCTCCTGAATGGCTTGCAGCAGGATGGCGTCATCGTCGTTGGACGGCTCCCACTTCTCGAACATGTTACGAATGGCATCAAGGGCCTCCCAGGCCGTCTGATACCTCTCCACCAAGACGCCTCGGCGGCTTACCCGCCAATGGTCTTCGTGCCTCTGGAGGACATACTGATGCCCCTCATCTCCGAACTCAATCCGATACAGGCTTGTCTGTTCCTTGGTCATCTTGGGGTGCTGAGTCTAGCAGCGTAGACAGGTCCCTGATGATGCTCTCCAGCATCTGGTCAACCTGCTTCTCCGTGTACTTGGTCGTCTCGTCTGCCTGAGTCGGCTGGCTGTCGTTTTCCATACTTGATTCCGCTGGGGGTAAGTTCGTAGCCGGGCAAACCGCTTATCGGCACCCGAGGCACTTCATCCATCATCTTCCCCGCGTTCCTGGCCTCGTCGATCCGCCTCTGCCACTCCAAGATGACGTGCTCAGGGGGCGTTACGGGCCGAGAAGGGATGCGATTGAATCCGTCCATGACCTCAGCTTACCATACTGCCCCCGTGTCCTAATCCGAGATCTCCGGAAAATCTCAATCTCCCGCATCCGGGGTAAAGGCTACAGATATACCAGACGACACTAGGGAACGAGAGCTACCTCGGACGGCCTGTGGCTTGCTGAGTGATGCTTGTGGGGAGTGCCCACCTCATGTTAGTCCGGCGGATCCGGCCTTGAGACAAACGATTAATACTAGGGAAGCGAGGCTACCTCTATCTGACCTTTAAGAAGAAACACTTCGTGTTTTTCTTAGGCTGCTGATGAGTGATGAAAGAACGTATTAAGAAATACCTTCTAGATGCTATCTTTGTTTTTGCTATCCTGTATACTTTTCTCCATTCTGATTTCCCTTTCTCTTGATCATGGCTAAGAAAAAAGCTTCTCGCCGTAAGATTAGCAATAAGACTGTTTCTAAGTCTTATGATGCTCGTACCGCCGCCACAATTAAAACCATTCGGTCGCTGGAAAAAGAGCAGAAGTCTAAGCCGAACGACCCCCGCGTTAAGGCCAAGCTTGCAGCCGCCAAGAAACGGTTTGACCGCAACACTAGCGGCCACGCTTCTTACGCTCGACGCCAAGCCACCAAGTCTAAGAAGAAGTGATGGCTAAGAAGACCAGCAAGGCCCGTGTCAGCTATCCGGTCACTCCAGGCGGGAAGCGGAAGAAGAAGGCAAAGCGGAAGTGACCCAAATGTTTGGGACAAAAATCCGTTAGGGTATACGTTATACGCGATCCGCTTCTTCCCCCCAATGGGGATCTCCGCTAGGGGTATTTACCTATGCCTCCTGGCACGAGATTCGCAGGGGGTCACCCGAACAGAAGCCTAACCCCCGGGGGGTGGGTATCCCCCTAGGGTTAAGTTGCCCTGGTAGGGCAGGGTGGGTTGGTATGGTAGTTGCAAGGTGGTTTCCAGGGGGTTATGTAAGGGCACTGTTATGCCTTATATATTATACGCGCGTGATGGGGGTTATCCCCTAGCATGTTAGGGTTACCCCCCTTTTGTATCGTCTTTGTAAATGACGGGGCAAGGGGTTGCAATGCCGTGGGAGATAGATTAGATTGATGGTGTGACTCTTTGACAGTTCGGTTCGCGCGGCCCGGCCCCTTCGGGGGCAGGGTGCCCAGCGCCCCCACGACCTGGGATCCAGCGCCTCGCTGATCCAGGGCCAGCGCCTCCCCAGGGGGCCAGCGCCCTGGGAAGAGGCCAGCGGCCCGGCAGGGGCCAGCGGCACCCCCAGGGCCGGGCCTGTCCCCTGGGGGGATGGGCCGCCCCTTCGGGGGCCGCGAGCCCTGATCCGCTCCACCTGGGAAGGGTGGGGCGGGGCAGGTCGCCACCGGGGAGACGACCCCCGGGGATGACCGACGGCCCCCGCCTGGATCGACTTTGAAAACG